GAGTTCTTCTGATGTTATCAACGCAAACATCAAATCTGCTGTTGCCGGCAAACCAAAAGACTCACTCGTATCTTCGAGTCCGGGGTCGGAACTTGTAAAACCTGACCTAGTTGTTTGTGTCGCAGATACAATTGGTACTCCGAATTCAACGGCAAGACCTCGCAATTCCTCTGCGATGGATTTGATGTAGGTGTAGGAGTTGACGTTTGAACCTGCTTTGATTCTGGCGGAGGAACAAATGTTAAGATAGTCAACAAAGATAATGTCAGGCAGAAAGCTACGTTTAAGATGTAGTTCATTTAATAGAGTCCTAAAGTGAATCGTTGATGCCGATGCAGTAGGATACTCTTTGATAATTAGCTTACCAGTAGTACTTTTACGAACCCGTTCAACCTTTTTGTCATACATCTCTTTTGGTAACTGAATCAAATCATCAACAGTTACATTCAAAAGATTTGCATCGATTCGCTCTGCAATCTTTTCTTCAGCCATTTCAAGTGTGATGTAAAGTACGTTCTTACCTTGAACCATACATCCAGCAGCCACATGACACATAAACAAAGACTTACCAACACCGGTACCAGCAAGTGCAATATTAAGAGTTTTGATAGGGAGACCACCTTTTGTAATCTTGTTGAAGTAGTCAAGATCAAAAGGAATACGTTCTTCTTTCCTATGATAGAACTCATACCGCTCATCAGAATTTTCTAGGTAATCATGTCCAATGTTTGTATCGAAACCTACTGCAAGGGCATCCGATAATATCTTGGGTATCGCACCTTTGTCGTTTGATTTGTCTTTTCCGTCCAGAATAGAAATAGACCCCAATACTGCATTGTAAATGGCCTTCTCTTGGCAGAACTTTTCTGACTTGTCAATAAGCCATTGAATCTGGGATTTTTCTTCCTTAGTTGCTCTAATTTCTTCAAGATACTCGGAACACTTCTGAACTTCATCATTCGAGAGATTACGCCTCTCTTTGACGGCCAATTCAATCGCTTCAATCGTTGGCGGGTTATTGTAAGTTTGTGTGAACGATGCAATTTCATCAAAAAGTGTTCTTTCAATTCTATCTGAAAAATATTCTGACTTTAAGAATGGTATAACTTTACGTAAATATTCATCATTAAATACCAGGTTCTTTAATATCGTCTGTTCCAGTTTCATCAATAATATCCTGTTCTAAATTTCCTGACATTAGTTCCATTAACAAATCGCCGATGTAGTTTTTGAAGGTCTCATCCTTCTCCATCTTCTTCGGCTTGTCTACAGGAGATTCTAACACATCATAAGCAAAAACCAAATACACTTGATTGTGTCTTTCCTCAAATTTTACTTTACCATATTTGAAGATGGTGTCTTTGTATTTGCCTTCCAATAAACGAACATGTACTGTCTCTTGGTCATCTTTTGGATAGATGAAGCAGTAGTCTATACCTTCTGTCATTTATACTCCATTCGTAGTTTCCACATCGAACACATCTCCCACTTCATCATCACTAATGATTTCACCATGACCGATGCAATACTTATCTTCAATAAAATCACGGAATGACTTTTGTTTTAAAATGGGAAGCCAAAAATCTTTAGTGTCTGTATCTTTGATTCTGAATTTCTTTTCTTCATAGACACCATCTTCGTCTCTACGACTATACCAACCATTGCTTGGTTTTGTTACGTGACCACTTTCGAGTGCAATATCAAGTAGACCAGACCACTTGCTAATACCACCGTCAAAGGATACACTAACAGGTATCTTTGATTTTTCTTTAACATACCTACTCTTTTCAACATTAATAATAAAGTTATATCCTACAATTTCAGTTCCTTCTTTTTCTTGCTGACGACCAATGATAAAGATATTGTCTGCTGAGTAATAGGAACCAGTACCACCACCAACGATGTCTTTAGGATACAGACCAATTTCTTTGTATGTATGATTAACTACAATCATTGGAACATCTTTCATTGTCAGATGCGGTGTTACCATTCTAAACAATGACTTGATCTGTTTTGCACGGGACATATCAGCTACAGATTTTTGATCCAGTGCATCTTCAACTTCTTTCTTTGATGCTAGATTACCAATCGAATCGATAATAATAATCAACTTGTCATTACGTTCAAGTGAGGTCAATTGTTGCATCACATCGAACTTCAGTTGTTCGATATCCATAAGAGGGGTATGGAGCACACGATTGGTATCAATACCGAATGAATCGAAATAAGATTGAGGAGTCCCAAACTCGCTATCGTAAAATAATAGAGCAGCATCTTCGTATTTGTCCAAGTAAGATTTTGCCATCAGCAGACTGAAGGCAGTTTTAAAGTGTTTTGATGGTCCTGCCCACATTGTCAGACCAGGAGTTAACCCACCGTCAATCTTGCCTGATAGAGCAACATTAACAATGGGGACGGAAGTGGGAATCATATCCTTGTCCATAAAGAACTTAGATTTTGAAAGAACAGCAGATTCTTTAATGCTACTGTTCTTTTTAATCTTATCAAGTATACTCATTTATTTTCCTTTTCTTTAAACGATAGTGCTGCGTCATAGTCATATGTTTCTACTTGTACTTTTTCAACTGAATATGATCCAGGTGAATGATGTGTTTCTACGTGAACATGTACTGGTTCAATAGGTTGCGTATAAACTGATTCTGCTTTAGGTTGTATTATAGTCAATCCAGTTACTGGATCAATGGTAGTAATATTTTCCTTTCTGATCTGTACAGTATCAGCCTTGACGGGTTCTGGTTTAGGTTCATCAACTTCACCAGCTTCTAACTTTGCTATCTTTTCTTGCACCCTCTTATATACCGGATTGACATCTTCATCAATAACCTTTTTTGGTTCTTTCTTTACTTCTTTCTTCGGTTCTTCTGGCTCTTCCTGTTTCTTAGCCAATGAGATGTTACCTGCAATCAATAATAACACAGCCAGAGGATCAAATACAATCATAATTAGGATGATTACCACACGAACAGCTTTATCGATAATATCACGTTCACTTGATCCATAAATCAGTTCGGCAACATATTTAATCGGGCCGAAATCCGATTCAGCCTTGCGGAGGTCATTCGCAAGCGGCGCTCTTTCTTCCGTGAGTTTACTAATCTCTTTTTGCTGCTTCGTAATTTCTTCAGTAAGTTGTATGCGTTCTTTCTGTTGGGTCTTGCGGATTTGGACCGACCTTTCAGCTCCTTTCGCATCTTCTGTTCGTGCCATGACTTGATCCACAGCCGCATCAAGCTGTTTGAGTGCCAACTTGTTTGCATCGACATTCTCCTTCAACGTTTTTATTTTCTCATCATACATCAATACTTTATCTGCAATTGGACCTATGCTTGACGATTGTTCCAGATGTGACTTGGATAGATAACCAAAAATACCCATCGATGTAATGAGCATTAGAATCACAACGGCAGAGGTCAGATATGATTTAAGCAAAAGAGGGATCTCACGCCAATTACGATAGAGCCAAGACGTTGTAATGACTTTAGCAAATTCAAGTGAGGATCCCATAAAAACTACTGGCCAGAATGCACCAACAAATATCGATGCAAGACCAATGATTGAGTAGTATGCTGCTATACCTGATAATAGCAAAGCGGATAAGAAGGTTAAGTAAATCATGTGAAAAAACTCTCTAGTGTGTTTTGTTTTTCGATGGACCAGCCCATACAATCTAAAATGACTTTTACCGGTTCAACAAATGCTTTATCGAATTGCATATCATAATCGATAAATGCGTCCAAGTCAAATTCTTTTGGGAGTCTAACTGGAAAAGATATAACAGTATCCTTGAAAGGATTTTCTTTTTTGAGATAGGTGAACTTAATCTTTTCACCTTCATTGATGAATGGATACTTTTTGGTAAGGCCTTTTTGTTTAAGTATGTGATTATATATAATTGCACCCTTCACATGGATGGGCGTTCCTTTGGTATATAAAGTAGCAGCATCAGAATACTTATCGATACCACGAATACCACGTGGGAAAGAAATATCTTCTGGTGACAACTTTTTAAATTCTTCTTTAAATTCCAAGACGAACTTTTGCACATCATTCTCAGTACCATTTAACATCAACTTAATCATTTGCTGCATCTTCTCACGAATAGGTGCTGGTGTAGAAGATTTGACCATTTCAAGACCCATCAC